GACTACATATAATGAGTTTCTTGAATATGCAGAAATGAAGGAAAAACATGACTACATCATTGATGTGTCTAGCAAGAATACTACAAAAGAAAATACAGCAACTCACATTGCCGTGTTCTCCGCTTTCACAGAAGGTATGCAACTCTTTTCCTCTTTTATCATGTTGTTGAATTTTCCCCGTCATGGAAAAATGAAAGGTATGGGACAAATAGTAACTTGGTCTATTGTAGATGAGACTCAACATTGCGAATCTATGATTAAGTTATTCAGAACCTATATCGAGGAAAACAAAGAAATTTGGAATGATGAACTTAAATCCAGAATCTATAGTATGGCAGAAAAAATGGTAGAACTTGAGGATAAGTTTATTGATTTAGCATTTAGTCTGGGTGCGATGGAAAATCTCACATCAGAAGAAGTTAAGAAATACATTCGATATATTGCCGACAGAAGACTTATTTCTTTAGGACTAAAAGGCATCTTTAAAGTAAAACGTAATCCTCTACCTTGGGTAGAAGAAATGATTAACGCCCCAACTCATACTAACTTTTTTGAGAATCGTGCAACTGATTATGCTAAAGGTGCATTGACTGGTGATTGGTCTGATGTGTGGGCATAATAAAGGAAAACTAAAATGACAGAAAAGCATATAACAGGAGAGTGCGTAAGTTGTGAATCATCATATGATATAGCATATATTGAAGAATTAGTATCATCAGAATTACCAAATCATTGTCCATTCTGTGGTGAAGAAGTAGAAGATATCTCGGAAGAATATATAGAAGACGAAGAGGATTCCGAGGACGATGAAGAGGAATGGGACGATTAAGTTGGTTATACAAAGATATTGATTTTACGGAAGAAATGATTGGTGATGCATATGGATTTGTCTATTGCATCACCAATCTTACTAACCAAAAAATGTACATAGGTAAGAAATTCTTTTACTTCACCAAAAGCAAACAGGTCAAAGGTAAAAGAAAACGGTATAAAGTGCAAAGTGATTGGCAAACTTACTACGGTTCCAACACAGAACTCAAAAATGATGTTAGTATACTAGGTGAAGACAACTTCAAGAGAGAAATACTCTATCTATGCAAAACAAAAGGCGAATGCGGATATCTGGAAGCAAAAGAACAATTCAGCAGGAAAGTGCTAGAAGGCGAAGAGTATTACAATACTTGGATAATGGTAAGAGTACACAAAAAACACGTAAAGGCATTTCAGAAAAATGAGCAAGATTGAGACTCCTGTTTCTATACAGGAAAGAACAAAGAATAAGACTAATGAAATCATAGCAGAAATCGAAGGTCACTTTGATGATTACATCATGTCATGGAGAGAATCGAAACTATATAAAACTCTTCATTCGTTGGGTGTTAAGAGAGCCCATACAAAAGATATCATTGAACATTCAAATACAAGAATCAAAGAATATCAAGATGTATTGGATTCTACCGATGAACAAATCAAAGAAGGTTATAGTAATTTTTCTAAACCACAGGTACGTAAAGTAATCAAGTGGTGGGAAAGTGTCATTGAGTCGTGTAATGAAATTGCAGAAGAAGCAAAGACGATCCGTAAGTACAATACTGTAAGAAATAAAAAATTACGTGAGGCTGGACTACTTGACAACAAGAAAAAAGTGTGATATAATATACGTACACTTTAATTGGAGTTATTATGATACTCGTAGATTTGAATCAAGTTTTGTTGTCCGGTCTTATGGCTCAAATTTCTAACCAGAAGAATGTTAAACTGGAAGAAGACCTAGTTCGTCATATGGTCCTTAATGTTCTCCGCACCCATATCAAGAACTTCAAGAATGATTATGGTGATGTTATTCTGTGTTGCGATAATCGTAACTATTGGCGTCGAGAAATATTTCCATTCTATAAGGCTGGGCGTAAGAAGGCACGTGAGAAGTCTGACTTGGATTGGACCTTGATTTTTGATATGCTTTCAAAGTTCAAGCAAGAACTCAAAGAAAACTTCCCATATCGAGTTGTTGATGTTGATGGTGCAGAAGCAGATGATATTATCGGCACATTGGCTCCTCGACACGTTACCGTAGAGAATGTACTAATCATTTCGAGTGATGGTGACTTTCTGCAACTACAAAAATACAACAATGGCAAGTTTAAGATTAAGCAATATAATCCAGCACAAAAGAAGTTCATTGTGTCTAATAATCCTGAGCGCGAACTAAAAGAGAAAATTATTCGTGGAGATAAAGGTGACGGTATTCCCAACATTCTTTCTCCTAGTGATACCTTTGTTCGTGAGATTCGACAAAAGGTTCTTACCAAAGAAAAGGTCGAAATTTTCTTGATCCAAGAATCAAGCAAGTATGATGATTTGGCGCAAATTGGTTACAGTAGAAATCAAACTCTGATTGATTTGTCATTCATTCCTACGCAAATAAAAGATAAAATCATAAATACATATGAAACAGCAACACCCGCACCTAAAAGTAAAATGCTAAACTACTTTATGGAAAAACGATTGAAAAATCTAATGGATGTAATCGAGGAATTTTAATGAAGAACATATATGAAATTTTTGATGAATTTGAATTAGCAACAAACAAAAAAGAAAAAGAATTAGTGATTCAGAGAAATCTTTCACAGACTCTTGTAAAAGTTTTAGAATACACGTTCCATCCTGGATATCGTTGGAAAGTCAAAGAACTTCCACACACATACAAGAGGTCAGACGCACCTCCAGGATTATCATATGGTAATCTTGGTACCGAATTACGTAGAGTCTATCTATTTCAAGAAGGACATCCTACCGCAGAATCTTTAAATGATTTTCGTAGGAGAGAAATTTTAGTTCAAATGTTAGAAAATTTAGAAGCAAGAGAAGCAGAAGTAGTCATGGGTATCTTTAGAAAAGACCAAGGCGTTGATGGTCTGACATATCAGTTTGTCAAGAAGTGTTTTCCACAGATGTTACCATAAGGAGGATAAAAATAATAACATGAGTAAGTTTGTCGGTAAATTTAGAAAGAATCACGATTATCGTGATGACTACGAATATTCACAAAAAGCAAATAAGAAGAAACACACGAAACACAAGGTCAAGGAACATGCTGAAGTAAAAAAGCAAATTAAGCAATGGGAACTTGAAAATCACCAAGATTATGAATTCTGACACTTGACTTTACTGTAAAACTATGTTATGATATCTCCATAACTGGAGAAATATATGATTATTCATTGCCACATTCGTAAGAGCAAGCCTAAAAGGCTCAATAAAGAGCAACAACGTGATTTTGATGCGTTTTGCAAGCGTCATGGTCTTGATAGTGACGGTAAAGTTACCCGTATCGTTCCTACAAATAAGAGACCATCTCTACAAACACCTTCCTATCGACAATCTACATATATTCCAAGTGTAGAAACGTGGACTGGTGTTGGAACTACAAAAAAACAAGCAAACGTTTATACTGGAGACAAAATGTTGGGTATTGGTACCCTACATAAGTCAAATGCTGTCCCTGTTTTCTCCCAAGAAGACGCACAAGACATGGCGAAAATGCGTAGAGGGTAATATTATGCAGAATAGTTGGGAAATTTATAACGAAAATTGCCTCGACACTCTAAAAAGAGGTCTGGAATACGATTATGTAATCACTTCTCCACCAGATTTCGATGAAATTGGTGAAAATCCAGACAAATCTACAGAAACTTGGACGAGTTTGATGGAAAATTCTCTTGGAAAATTGAATCCAAAGAATGGAGTCGTCACAATTATCCTCAGGGACCGCAAATCTGGTGGTACCGTGATACGAAAACATCAAATGATTATCGATATCATGGAAAAAGCAGGTTGGGAATTCAAATCACAAAAGATTTGGGTGCGTTCATACAACGTAAATCTATATCGTTTTAATTATTCTTTTATTCTTACGTTTAAGAAGCCAGGTCCACAGTTTAAGAGAACAAAAGGTGATCCAACAGAACATAAGATTCCTGATGTTTTTAATATTGGTGTAGAGCCAATTGAAGGATATGTAGACAACTACCCTAGAAACCTCCTATACCCCTTCATAGAGGCATATACGAACCCTGACCAAGTGATATTTGATCCGTTCATTGGTGTCGGTAGTACAGCACTAGCATCTCTTGATAAGAATAGAAAATGTGTTGGGTCTGAGATTGTAAAATCAGTACATGAGATTGCAGAACGAACTGTTGGTAGTTGGGGATTTTTATTCTAAATATCGCTTGACAGATTGAGCTATCTATGATACAATGTATTCACCATAAACAAAAGGTAACTCAAAATGCTAGTCGATACTAAGTCACAACTTGCAAAACTTCTTGCTACTGAAAATATCACTATTGAGCAACGAAAAGTTGCTACCGCGTCTTTTCACATCAAAGACCGTCTACTAATTCTTCCTATTCTTTCTGAAGAACTATCCGCATGGCTCTATGACCTGTTTTGTGGTCATGAAGTCGGTCACGCACTATACACTCCAGAAGAAGGTTGGCACGATTCTGTTGTCGACCTAAAGATTCCCAAGTCTATTCTAAACGTTACTGAAGATGCCCGCATTGAAAAACTAATCAAGCGTAAGTATCCTGGTTTGCGTACATCATTTACAAAAGCATATCGTGAACTGATGGAACGAGATTTCTTTGACATTGCAAACGTTGATGTCAATAAACTCAATTTCGTTGACCGACTCAATCTACACTTCAAGGTTGGTTCCTCACTCGGCATTCGTTTTAGTGAAATTGAAACACCAATCGTCCAAGAAATGGAAAATCTTGAATCTTGGAATGATACCGTTCGTGTCTCCTATTTGATTCTTGAATTGATGAAAGAGCAAAACAAGCAGAACAAGGAACAAAGAGCATCAGAGTCTTCTGACGCTGAAAATGAATATGAAGAAGATTATGATGAAGACCCAGAAGAAGCCGAAGAAAATGAAGAAGTAGACTCTGAAGAAAAAGAGGCATCACAGGAAGAAATTGAAGAAGATGGTAACGATTCTGGTAATGGTGCCGACAAAGGCGAAATGGACGAAATCAAGTCGTTTACCGATGACTCGTTCCGTGAACGCGAAAAAGAACTTCTGTCTAACGAAACGAATGAACCAGTCTATGCTGACATTCCTGAACTTGACTTGAAGAAAGTTATCATGCCATACAAAGAAGTTATCTCTCGCCTCAAGAATGAAAAAGAACATTGCGATAACAAAGACTTTCTTTCAAACTATAGTGGTGAATCACTAGATACGTTTTACTTTACCGACTTTCGGCGCAAATCAAATAATGTCGTATCATACCTTGTCAAAGAATTTGAACTGCGTAAAAATGCAGAACAAATGAAGAAGGCGTCTGTATCTAAGACTGGTGATTTGGACATGAAGCGTATTCATTCTTACAAGTATAGTGAAGACTTGTTCCGTCGCGTTACTAATGTGCCTAATGGTCAGTCACATGGTATTGTAATGTTTATTGACTGGTCTGGCTCTATGGGTCCACATCTCAATGACACAGTAAAGCAACTTCTTAATCTTGTTCTGTTCTGTCGCAAGGTAAATGTACCATATGAAGTCTATGCATTTTCAAATTGTAGCAATCTAGAAAAAGTAAATCCTGTTCCCAATCTCAAAAATGGCGAACTCGTTATAGATAGTTTTCGTTTGCTAAATGTCATTTCAAGCAAGATGACTACACAAGAATTTAACTATGTTGCTGCTTGTTTGCTGAAGATGACATCTACTGGTAATTCAGGATATGTCAGAAATTATGCATTCCCTAATTTCATGCAACTCTCTGGTACACCATTGAATGAAGCAATTATTGCTGCCATGCAAATTGTTCCTAAGTTTCAATCAGACAACAAGTTGCAAATTGTAAATACTGTTTTTCTGACTGATGGTGATGGACACACTATTGGTGACATTTATCTTCCTAAAGAAGGAGAGTCAGGGACAATTTACAATACTGGCACAAGTTCTCTTGTACCGTGGCGCAAGATTACTCCAGTCTTCCGTCACAAGAAAACTGGGTTGTTTGAAAAAGCAAAAAACATGAGCACCACTAATTATACTGCCGCGTTGATTCGTATGCTAAAGAAAATTACAAATACAAACATCGTCGGTTTCTATCTTTTGAGTACCCGTGATGCATATTCATATCTCAACTCAAATTTTACTAATGTTGATGCTATTAACTATATGCGTTCAGAGTTCCGAAAGAACAAGAGTGTCGTCGTCAAGAATAGTGGCTTTGACGAATACTATCTGATGAAGGCAGATACCGATATTGATGAAATTGAAACGATTGAAGCAAAATCAAACACCACCCGCGGTCTTGTTAATGCGTTCACTAAGTATACTAACACTCGCGTAACTAACCGAGTTGTACTTAACAAGTTTATTGGCATGATTGCATAGAGGAATTAATGAGTAAAGCAAAAAGAGCATTGATTACTGGTGGTGCTGGATACATCGGACACCACCTACAGAAAGAACTAAAGAAAAACGGATATATTGTCCATGTTCTCGATAAAGATATATCAAAACTTATTACAAAAAAGTATTGTGATAAAATTATCGAGTGTGACCTATCGTATAATATTGAACCGATAAGAAACGAATCGTATGATATTTGTTTTCACCTAGCAGGATTTATTGAAGTGGGTGATGCCGAAACTCGTCCGTTTGAATATTACCGAAATAACATCTATTCGACACTCAATCTGATTGGTGCTCTCTATTGCAATAACTATGTCTTCTCGTCATCAGCTGCCGTATATGACGAACTAGGAAAAGAAAATCCTAGGTCAGTCTACGGTAGAACAAAACTGATGTCAGAAAAAATATTATTTGATTGTGTGAGAGAAGGTATTAGTTGTGTTGCCCTTAGATACTTTAATGTTGCCGGTGCTGATCCTGATGGTGAATTTGGTGAGAACCATTCTATGGAGACTCATCTTATTCCTAATATTCTTACTAAAGATACTTTTGTACTTAATGGTGATAACTATGATACTATTGACGGTACATGTATCAGAGATTATATCCACGTATCAGACCTTGCAATTGCCCACCACCATGCAGCACAGTGGTTGTTCGATGGTGAAGGTTCAACAATATTTGATTTAGGTTCAGGTGGTGGATACAGCAACAAAGAAGTCATACGAATGGTAGAACACGTAACACAGAAACCCGTCAATGTTGAGATTGGTCCGCGTCGTCCTGGAGATCCTTCTATCCTCAGATGCAATATCGATAGAACAGAAAAACTCCTAAGATTTAAACCAAAGTATAATCTAGAAGATATTGTCGAAACGGCATATCAATGGGAAGTAATCCAACAAAGGAAACCAAAGTGAAGAGTGAAAAGAGAACTGGTGATATCAAAGAGGCTCTACGTATCCTACAAGAAGAAAATGCAGAAGTCATACAAGCAGTATCAAAGATTTTTCGTTTTGGTGAAGACACGCGCTGGCCATCAGACAATATTTCCAATCTAGAGCAACTAGAATTAGAGATTGGTGATATTTTTTGTGTCATAGATATCTTAATGGAAAAAGGATATATAAGAAAAGAGAAAGTCCTTGAGTATGCAAAACTCAAACGTGAAAAACTGAAGACCTGGTCAAAAATCAATCTATGAAAAAAATTTTTGTTAATGGAACATTTGATGTAGTCCATCGCGGACATATCGAGTTACTGAATTATGCTAGAACACAAGGTGACTATTTGACAGTTGCTATCGATAGTGACCGAAGAGTAAAGAGTCTAAAAGGAGAAGACAGACCTATCAATAACGAACGTGATAGGTCTTTTTTGCTTGCTAGTCTTAAAGCAGTTGACCAAGTTGTCGTATTTGATAGTGATTTAGAATTGATTGATTTGATAAAGAATCATAACCTGATGGTAAAAGGAAGTGATTACAAAGACAAACCAATCGTCGGAGATAATTTTATTAACATCATTTTTTATAATATAGTAGATGGATACTCAACAACAAAAACAATTCAAAATATTATTAATCGGTGACATCTGTATTGACGAATACCAATATGGTATCGTTGAACGTATAAGTCCTGAGGCACCAGTTCCTGTCTTTAAATATACCAGAAACGAAGTCAAACCTGGTATGGCACATAACGTTCTTGAAAATCTAAAAAAGTTTAATACAGAAATCAAAGGATTCTATGGTAATCCTTCACGTAAGGTTAGACTGATTGACGAACGGTCAGGTCAACATATTGTCCGTATTGACCATGATACAACCAGTTCTACTATAACATTAGCAAATAGAGTATATGAGAATATAGATTGTGTTCTTATTTCTGATTATGATAAAGGAACGATTTCATATGAGACTATTGAAGACATTCTTTATAATTACAATGGTCCAGTTTTTATTGATACAAAGAAATCAGACCTCTCAAGATTCTCAAGAAAAAATTGTTGGGTCAAGATAAACGAAGCAGAGTTCAATGCTAGAAAAAGTGTTGCAGAGAATATGATTGTGACACTAGGTGGTAAAGGTGCATTATATGAAGGCGAATTATTTCCAGCACCAAAAGTAGGAGTTGTTGATGTGTGTGGTGCAGGAGATACCTTCATTGCTTCACTAGCATATTTTTATCTTGCAACAAAGAATATTGATACTGCTATCTACAAAGCAATTGTAGCAGCATCAATCACAGTACAGCATATGGGTGTGTATGCACCATCATTAGAGGAAATTGAAAATGCGACTTAAAGGTACAGTACAAAAAGGTTGGGGTCATGAACTAATCTGGGCAACCAATGATAGGTATTGTGGTAAGTTTATGAACTTTAATGCTGGTGCAAAATTCAGTATGCACTTCCACAGAGAAAAAGATGAAACCTGGTATGTACTATCAGGAAAGTTTAATGTTGAATATATTGATACCGACGACGCAACAATCACCGTAACAGAACTTAATGTCGGTGATACATGGCACAACCCTCCACTTGTTCCCCATCGTCTTGTTTGTCTAGAAGCAGGAACAGTAATCGAAGTTTCGACACCAGATAGCGTAGAAGATAATTATCGTGTTCTTCCTGGTGATTCACAGAAAACTACGTAATCAGAATCCTCAGCATTTCGAAGCCCTTCCAAACAATTCTCAATAATAAATACCAAACTACCTCAGAGTGTTTCAGATAGAGTACTTAATCTTTGGGGACATATAAACCTACCAAAGCACTCTAATGAAAAACATAAAATTAATAGTTGTTGTGATATGCTTGTTTGTCACTATACCGGTCATAGGATTATTTCATCTTAACTATGCGGATGCAGAAGATGTTCAGACTAATCCCTATTCCGAAATATTCTCTGATGCAGAATCCTTAGTCGGTATGAAAGGGGTTGGTCCTAAACCTCTTATTAAGAAGAAAACTGTAAGTGAATTACAGAGAGAATTCTGTAATAGTGGTAAGTGCAATATCGTAGCACTCTATCACTCAGAGTATAATGAGATATGGGTTAGAAGTGATTTTGATTTTACGGATGACAAATACTACGAATCTATACTGTTACATGAAACGGTTCATTGGATTCAGTATAGCAATCATCTGTATGAGAATGAACTGAAAGATTGTCAGTTGTGGCTGAAGAGAGAGTATCAGGCATATCAGTTACAAGGCAAGTGGTTATTCAATAATAACTCAGTTGTCTCAGTAAGTATCCCAGTCGGTTTAAGTAGAGTATGTAGTTGATGAATATCTTTAATATTAGTGTAGAGTCTTTGAATCTCTTTTCGTTTATGCTAGGTATGTTCTTTGCAGCAACAATGTGGAGAGTAAGAGCAATGTATTATGTTGCTTTTTACTTTATTGCTGTTGCTGTATACTATTACATACAGTTAGAAATTTCGAAATAACCCAAATCTCCGCGCGGAAAAAAATTTGGATTCCACGGGTTTCGCTACGAGATTTTTAGTTACGGGTCTAGGGGTCTCA